TTGGATCCAAACACAGAGATCATGGTTGTCATACCCGGCTACCTCAAAGTCTGCCGCCTCACCTTTGGCATGCTGGCTCGTAACTTTGCTGCCAATTGATATGCAAAGCTCTGGCGATCTGAAACCTGATGAAACAATGAACGATCCAAACTCTTCACGCACCGGCTGCAATATGTTTTCGCAAAGCATCACCATTGATTCAATCTGTTCATCATTAGGTTGGTTCGGGATGCCTTTGCGCTCAGCGGTTTGTGACTTGACCATTTCAGCAAGGCTAAAATTTCTAGAGAGCTGCATTATTTTTTCCTAAACTTGTCTATGCCTTTGATGCCAAGTGCGCTGGTGCAAACCAGAAACACCAGATACTGATACCATTCCGGCAGCTCGTTCAGCCGGTCAAAGCCAGCCTTTACGACATCTTCCATTCCCGGAACAAAAACAAGACAGACCGGCACAAGCACGACAATCGTGACCGCCTCATCACGCCAGCTATTTTGCGTGGACTGAGCCATGATCTTTTCCCACTCAGCTACGCTTGTCGCTGAGGAGACTAGAACCTTGGCCTTGGCTTCGGCCTCTGCCTTAGCAACCGCGCCCTTGGCTTTCGATTGCTCAACTTTGTTCTCAAGAAACGAGCCAGCTAGTGAAGCAATAGGCCCAATCAATGCTTGTATCATTGCGTTAACATTCCCCCCGGCAGCTTACGGCATTGGTATCTGACCGGCTTATGTGATTTCATATGCTTATTTACAGCGCCAGCCATTGCTAAAGCGCGCTGCGTACATCTGGCCTCAGTCTTAAACCACTGTTGTGATTCAAGAACTACGCACTGATCCATGTTTGCGATAAAGCATGCCGTCACTAAAGCTTGCCACATTATTCTTTTGGCTTCTTGTCAGCGTAAGCATTTGCACCAAAGTAAAAGCCCAGCACTGCGCTATTACTGATGAAATAAGTTGGAGCTATTTCAGTGATTAATTTTGCTGTATTGTCATAACCAAGCATCGCAGTGATAAGGATTGCAGCCGGATAATTGAGTGTGCCAAACAAACAAAACCAAGCCATATAGCGCATGCTGTCTCGCCGTGCATCAGCGTCCTCAAGCTCCCGGCGCTTAAACTCCAGCGCCATAGCAATCTCATCGTCACACAAGACATTGTCAGAGTTTGTGTCTAAGTGCTGGTATGCACTGTCTTTCTGCAATTTCTTTTGCGTCATAAAACTATTTCGTCCATTGCGCTTCTTGCTATTGCAGCAAACATAAAAACAAACAGCACTAGGGCAACAACAATGACAAAGGCGATGAGCGCGACAGCTTTAAGCGTTTCTTCAAGCTCTTGAGATTTACGAGCCTTTTCACGCATCGCCGCCTGCCGCGCCGCTTTCTGTTGCCTGAGAGCTTCATTGTGGTGGTTTAAAATTTCCTGCCAAGTGCTTGGCTGATTAGCTGGTTTAGGCCAGCGCATATTAATTAATTGGGAAATCTGTTGCATTTCCTCGTTCAGCCTCTTCGCCTCAAGCACTGCGTCAATGCTACCCCTGAAACTAATATCGCCAACCCCAGCTTGCTCGTTTCGCTTTTCATTCAATACTTTTTGGGCTGAGAAAAGTGTGGAAATCTGACCCGAAAGCTCCGACACAGATTGCACATCGTTCACCCGCGCCTTGATAAATGATATTGCGCTGGACGCAGCACTGACTGCCGCCAGCGCGGTTGTGATAGGCTCCATGATATGTCTCTGTTTTAGATGCGGTCAGCGACTAGCAGCAAGATCAGTGCGGCAGCTTGACCAATGAGGATATGCTCCAGCCGCTTGATGCGTAAGATAGTTTCTTTCCAGCGCTCCGCACACACTGCCTCATGTGTATCTATCTGCGACTGGACTGATGCGGCTGTAGGTTTCATCAGCCAGCGATCTCCATAACGGTTATGTGCGTTGGAACTGCTGCGCCTGTTCCACCCATATGCTGTCCAAGCCGTGTTGTTGTGGCGGCGTCACTATCCAAATTATAATTTCTAAATTGAAGCCCATATGTAATATCTGAAGCAGTTGCTGGGCTATCCAAAATAGTCATTGAGAATGGGGAATATTGCACTTGAACAGCAGCGATAGAATTACCGTGCTGCAAACCAATATCGGCATGACCTAAATTTGTGCTGTCTCTAAAAATAGTAGTGAACCAACCATCATTTCCATCGTCTGAACTAATTATTCCACAACAAGTTATGAGAAATTTAGATGTTGCTGAAGATGGAGTGATTGTAACTTGAGCCGTGTTGCTTGCTATATCAAATGTTTGTGAAACTGTTGTTCTGATTGAAGCATCTGAAGCAGCTTTAACTTGCAACACACTATCGCTAGGCAGAGAAAGATTGTTTAATTTTATTAAAGCCATAATATCTGTCTCCTATCCTAACGCTGTAATAATTAATTTTGGCATATGAAATTGTGCGGATGCCGTACCATCCCAGTGATGGGTTGAGTGTGCCTGTCCTTCATTGGCGGCGGCGTATTCACGAGCTTGTATTTTTAATGTTTTTGCTGATGTCCAAGTAGCTTGCCGCCCTGTTGTGGTATCAGCAGAACCCCCAACAGGTAAAAGATATTCTAAAGTTTGCAGCCATTGTGCATTTGCGTTTGCGCCTAGAGTGACTCGTGCTTTTGTAACTTCATCAGAATCTACAAAAAACTTAAAATGACTTATCCCATAACTGTCTTCAAAAACGTAAGCAAACACAAATTTGTAACTTACCATTGTTGTACCAGATGGTGGTGTGTACGAAATGCTAGAGCCAGTGAGGTCAGCGTAGCTTGTAGTAAGATTTTGTGCTGCTGTTACGTTTGCTGCTGTGTATGTGCCGCTTCCTACTGTGTAATCTTGACCATCACAAAGCATAACAAGCTGTTCTTTGATATTACTACCACTGAGGCCAGTCAGCGCAGAGCCATCTAATGCTGGCAGCGTACCTGACGTAGCCAGCTTATCCATAGTCACGGCATTGTTACCAATCTTAGCTGTCGTAATAGCACCATCGGTAACTGAACCCACACCAAGCACATCACCAAGAGCAACCACAAAGTCAATGCTGTCGTTGCTTGTAAGTGCGCTATCAAATACTAGGTTGCTGCCTGATACAGTGAAGCTGTCTTGTGGTGCTTGAATAACACCGTTTAAAGAACAGAGTAGCTGATTAGCGGTTTCTGGGTAGTATGCTGCGCCACCTAGCGTCAAAGCGTAGGTATCGGTAGCAGAGGCAGTCAGGTTGTCCAGCTTGTGGAACCCACCGCCTACTGGGGATTTTCCTATATATGGCATTATGGTTTCTCCGGCCAAGATACATCATGTATTGATGTGGCACTATCTGTTATATCTCGCAATGCTTGGCGGTATGCTGTCTGGGCAGATGTAGCATCAGCCGTGTCCGACAGAACCCAATGGTCTGTTTCAGCCAACAGCTTGTTACGCTCAATTCTTAATTCTTGCAGTTTATCTTTTGCATATAACTCTGTGCGCTTCGCTTCTATTTCAGATTTTGTTGGCTCTGTAAGGTCTGCATTTAACCACTCAACGGTATAGCTAACCATATCAGGGGCAGTGCGAACCACAAAATCCTGTAAGTTTACTGCGCCATCAACTAAATTTTCTATTGCTCTAGCTACACTCATCCTTTTTTAACTCCGTAAACCGCTAATCTTCCGTAATTGTTCACTGCGCCTGTACCTGAACCGTATGAACCTGTACCGTTTGTCATAAAGAACCGAATGCCCCTTGCCGCAACTGCACTAGAAAAAGTGACAGCCATGCCGCCGCCATATTCATAATAATCTTGACTGAGGCTAGTGTGCATATGATGACGGTGCCAATAAGAGAATCTAGGTAGAGAATATACATTTCTCAGCCACACCTCTCCTTCAAAATAACCTGTAGCATCCCCTGTATTTGCGCCTAAAAAACAAAAGCCTTCTCCAAAAGAATTGACATACCCTACCGATCTGGGGCTTGCATACTGCAATTTCTCATAATATGCTACCGCACTAAATGTATTTGAACTAAATGTGGGACTGCTAAACTGTTCTGTTGCGCCAGCTACACTAGCCCCCCCTGTTTCTAAAGCAAAACTGAGGTCATTCACTGCCGCATCAGTTGATTGACAGTAATATCTTACACAATAATTTTCATACTGAGAGGTAAAGCAATTTGCAATGTCCAAGTGGTTAGTTCCAGAACTGAAATCTGAAGCTGTTTTTTCATTGACTGCAATAAGTTCAAGACCAGCACCACCACTAACGGTTCCGGTGAACGCAAAGTCATCAGCTAGGTTGACAGACTCTGATTGTATTTTAGATAAAGCCATATCAGCCCCCTATGCGGTTGTATAGTAAGTAATTTGGAAAGCAACGAACCCACCGCTTACCTCTGCGAATGAACGTGTATTGTTAGCGCTATTTCGTATGGAGATGCCATTCGCATCAAAATAAGCGTATAACATTTGTGAGGTATTATTGAACGCACCTACAGAAAAACTACCCGCTGGTGCATAAGGCACACCGCCAAGCACTACTCCAGAAGCAGCGCTACTTGATGGGAAGTTTATAAAAGCGTTGATGAAAACTAAATTTCCAACTCGTTGATAACGATTTGCTGAAACGGTAAGAGTAATACCAGCAGTATTAGTTGGTGTCCAAGTTCCCTCTTCAAACGAATTTAGAATATCTGTGCCAGTGCCTAACTTAATCCCAGCGTCAGCAGTAATAATGCCTGTGCTATCTAATGTTCCAGCAATGTCGATGTTGGTATCTAGCTTTGCGCTAGTAACAGAACCATCAATAATCTTGGCTGTGCTTACAGACGCATCCGGCGTTACTGTCGTTTGCAAAGCCAGTGAGTTGTAGACCACATAAATGTCGTCTGTTGCTGTTACTGGGCCAGTAAGCGTTACTGTGACGCCATCGCTACCAATAGAATAGGCTGTTGTAGGCTCCTGCCGGACATTATTGATAAACAGGTCAATGCCTTCTGCGCTAGCTACAGCGTGTGTCAGCGTCAGGCTAGTGCCAGTAATATTAGTAAAGTCTTGCTTGGCAGGGATGCTGCTAAAGCCTTGTGTCTGTTGATTGCCTATGTAAGCCATTAGTTAATTCCTTATGTTACCGGAGTGCTAATTGCATCAACTACAGACACCCAAACATCTGCGCTGCTTGCTGTGTCTGACTTTACATAAAGCCTGTCACCCGACTTAACGACAATCTTTGCACCGCCATCCAAGATCTGAAGCGCACCGCCAGCAGCAATGGGTGCGCCTAAGACCAGATGGATGTCGTTAGTGCCATCGTTAATATAACAGTCAACCGTAATAGCGTTAGTCGTTACATTGGCAATGTGAATACCTACAATCGTATCCACACTATCAAAGTTCGCCCCATCAGGTATGTCAGCAGCGCCAGTGCCTACTGCGTTTAATGTATATCTATGAAAATTCTGTGCCATTATTAACTCCTATAAGGCAATCGCCATTGCAATGCTAAAGCCATTAGTGGCAAAACTTGTGGTGTCTGCCGCTGCATCATTCCAGTTAGTGCCATCATAAACTCTTAGGGTGTTGTTACTGCTGTCAAAATACAAATCACCAGCATCTACTGTGCCAGCATTACCTGTTGGTGCAGCACCTGTTTGATATGCTTCTGCGGCAGCATCATTAGTAAATGCTCCGTAATACACATCACGCTGCGTTTGAGTTTCATTTTTAGCTTGATTAGCCCAATACTTAGCTGAGTATTCAGCAGTACCACCAGAGCCAGTAACAGCAGTGTCACGATCAAAACCTGTGCCGCCACCTATAGACCACTGCTTAGCAGAACCAGTGTTCATACCTGAGTTGTCACCAGTGCCAATGGAATATTCTTTTGCCGAATACTCTGTGCCGTCTACCTTGCCAGTAGTCTCAATTGCCCAATCTTTAGCAGGGCCAGCACCCGCTGTGTCAGTTACACCAGTGCCGCCAACCGCCCAAGCTTTAGATGAATGATCGCCAGTGCTTGGCACTGCGCCATCGACTTTTACAGCGTAGTTTTCAGACTTTGTAGCTGATGTTGATGCCTCACTTGCTTTTGTTGTAGCTGTTGAAGCATGACCACTTGCCGTTGAGGCACTAGCCGCAGCCGCTGACTGAGCTGTCGTGGCAGTAGCTGCGTCAACCAGCAATGACCATTTTGCGCTATCGGTGTTAGTCGTTAGCGGCTGAGCGCCAGAGCTGGTGTGCGCTGTCGTGGCGATGAATATATTGTTGGTGCTTGTGTCTTTGACTATGTCGCGCAAGGCGTATGTCGTTGACGCTGCCCAATTCCCCCTAAATGTACCAAGCTCACTTGTGACGCTCAGCTCACCAGTGCTATCGAATGCTAGAATTTTAGATGCCCGGTCTGTTGCACTATTTGTAAACTCAGTGCTTGTCATTGTGTTCGTGCGTGACAGCTTGATAGAGCGGTCTAGCTCTTCATCGTGTTGCTGAACCATCCGCACTAAACGATCAAGCGCTGTTTCAAAGCTTGAAGCCGGGAATGGATCGTTAGCAACAAGGTCTAGGGTTTGCGTATTGCTAAGCTCTGATCTGATAACAACAGTCTCGCCGCTGGCCGGGCGCTGGTCTGTCAGGGAATAATGCGCGTCAGAGCTGTTGCCGGTATTGAATTTAAACAAGACTGTGCCGCCAGAGGGTGAACCAGCGCCGGTAACCACATAATGGGTGTTGAGGGTCTTTGTCGTTTCAGTGCCAGCCGCTGAGCGCACAATGACCGTTAAATCGGCATCTGCAAAGATAGGGAAGTCATACACAAATGAATGCGCTGTTCCATTGCCAAGACCTGACTTGGTGATGCTTGTGGTGCTGATTGTCATAGTAACCCATCCTCTTTGAGAGATTCAATGTCTCTGGCGGCTTCCCCTATTCGCTCGTTGCCCGGCATGTCAGACATGACTTGGAACGCAGCATCCATGAATTGATCATTAAGTGATCGTATTAACGATTTTTTTTCTTTGTCTGTTGAGCGGCGGTATTCTCTAGAGTTCATCAATGCTTCCAGCCCATCTTTGAATGAGCTGTATCTACGGTTGACGCGAACTTGTATCGGCACAATGCCAATCTCAGCCATGTTAGCTGGCACCTGATCCGGGCTTCCTTTAGCAATCCAAACCAAATTGCTGAGCTGCATTTCAGTAAGCTTAATACCTTTGACCACTCTGTTTGCTGGCTGCATTGGCACCGGCCAATCTAACCGCACAAGCTCATCGACATAGGCTGGCTGGTCATCAGATGTGCCAATGACCATAGGGCTGAAAGCATTGTATAGCCGTGTGAAGGGTGCCTCTTCGTATGACGGCCCATCTGTCACTAACCGGCCAAGGCTGTCATAGCGAGGGATCTCAGCGTATTGGTTATCTGCAAAAACATTGGTGGCTACCATATTTAAATAGCCATCGTGGACAGCCTTGAACATCTGTTCACCGGCGTCACCTTTAGGCATTCCAACCCAGCGAAAATCATAATTGCCATCCGCGCCAAGTTTGAGATCACCGGCATCACTCATGCGGCGCACATCATCAGCGGTGTAAATGTCATAATTAGCGCCGGTCTTGGTGATTGTGTTGTCACCAATCCGCTCGATTGTGCGCGTTAAGGCAGAAAAAGGATTTGGCACACCCGGCACTAGGTTCATAGAACCCAATGGGCCTCTGGTAATAAAGTCAGGATCACCGCGTTCTAACGCCGTTAGAACTTGGGCAACGCCCTGCAACATTGGCAGTTCCCTGAAATAATCACTTACTGCAAAAACCGCTGCCGCCGCAATAGACTGTCTTTCATCTGCCGTTCTTGCCAAAGACATTTTCTGCATAGCACCGGCAGCAATGCCAATCGTGCTGGCTAGTGGCCCCATGCCACTATAAGATATGTATTCCAAAGGGCCGTTGGGCGCGCCAAATGAATTGAACAACGGCAATGGCTCACCATCTGCATCGACAGGGAAATCGTCACCCCGGAACACAAACGAATAAGGTTGCCATCCCGGCGGTAGTTTTTCGCGTGTCTTTTTGTCTTTTGGCGTAGCACCAGTAATTTTGCCCTGACCAGCGTACATCGCGGTCATTGACATAATCATGCCGCCACTTGCTAAGCGCGCTAACTTGATCTGGCGTTTGCCAGCATCTTTGCCGTATATTTCTGGATGCGCTAGACCAATAGGTGTGCGCTCTAGTGTTCTTAAAATATCGTTTGTTGGCGCTGTTGCGAAAGGCAGTATGTAACGGCCAAACCATGTGTTTTGCAAAGCTGACGCTGCTTTTCCAAACTGACCTAAATCAGTCATTAGGGTGTCGTAACGCCCCTTAACATCCAACTCATCAGCAAACTGTCGTGGGCTAAGCAATACCATAGAAGCTTCATCTTGCGCTTGCTTTTGGGTCATGCCAGTAGCTAATGCCGCTTTGTACTGGCGGTTTGCTTTGGCGTATAACTCGCCGTTTTGCGACAACACTTTGAAAAAATCATCACCACCAAGAAGCAATCTTGTGGGTAGGCTTGTGCCTTTGTAAAAATAATCTAAGGCTCTTGCAACAGTGGTGTCACCCAAACTTGCAGAACGATAGCTGTTCATTTCGACTTTGCTTACCGCATCGCCGGGTTGATTTGTTTTAACTGCCATCGCCGCCGCTGACATTGCATCACCAAAAGACTTGTAATATCCAGTCCATCTAGCAAGAACATCAGACATATAGCGTTGTTGCGTGTAATCAATTTCAGAGCCAGCCGCCCGGCGAATGCCTCTTTCCGCTGCCCCTATGGCACCAGCAATGAACTCTTCTGGCACTTGCATAATCATAAACAGCATGTTGCCGCCAATGTTTTTGAACTGCGTCTTGGGGCCGGATAACAATCCATTGATATAAAGATGCTCAGCGCCTTGCCGAAAGCGAGACATAATGCCTTTTTCAGCTGCCTGATTGAATGCACCCTCACCATTTGCGGCAGCTTTTAACAGGCCATCAGCGGCCATCATTAAGCTTTTAGCACCGCCAGATGCCTCTATAACATCCATGTTCATTAAGGCAACAGCATCCGGGGCCATGCCTTCAGTAACCGGGATGTTGAAAGATTGCAGCAATCTAGCTGCCTCAGTTTGCGCGCCTTTGATCTGCAATTGAATGCCGTTGTGGATAGCAAGCTGCCGTCTGAATTGCAGCATAACGGCATCGCCGCCACCCTCTTTTACTTGCTTGGCAAGATCTGCCAGTTTTTTTGCACTATCTGACAACAACATTCTGGCCGCTGTTGCTTCAGCCGCATTGGCAAAAGCAGTGCCACGCTTTCTTTTCAAGACACTTCTTGTCAGGCCAAGGCTGTCTGCCAATTGACTTGTTGCAGCTTCGACAGTGTCTGCATTAGATACAACGCCCCTAGTCGCAGCCTCTTGCTGATCTGGCAAGCTATCTGACACAGCTTGGATCAGAGCCTTTACATCGTCAGGCTGCTTGATTTTATCCCAGTTAAATGGCGCGCCGTCTTTGATGCTTCGCAAATAACCTTCTTCAATCGTAGCGGCTTCGATGACTTCATCAGCCTGACTTTGGCTTGCGACACCAGCCGAATCTTCGGTGAGGTTAAACCCTTGATTATTGGCTGTAACGCCTCTTTGGCTATCAGTAATCGTGGCGCGCAATTGTTGGTCAGGTGTCAGCTCTACCGCATCATCAGCTTCTGACAGCGCTTGTGCTAGCCTTTGGCCTGATGGACTAAGATCCGTTGCCCGGTTGCCCTGTTCTTTAAATTTGGCTTGGCCGTCATCTGACAATGTTTTAGCGGCAGACGCAGATTGTGTATCACGATAGGCCAGCTCATCAGGTTCTAGGTTACCTTCAGCCGGTACGCGCGGTTTTACATCGATGTTTGCAGTCGGCTTGTTTTTGCCAGTGCCTTTGAATAACTGAAACAGCCCTGCAACAATATCGCTGGGTATCTTGCCAGCCACTTGTATGCCGGGATCAGACGCAAATTCGGTGACCCCACCTTGTGCAACATTTGCCATAGCGTTGCTGTTGAGCTGAGCAATTTGCTCCCGCTCAGATGGTGGCATCTGAATTGACATGAATTGTACCCATAAAAAAAGGGCGCTGAAGCGCCCATGTTATAAAAACCCTACACGATTTCGTTACATTCGTGAAGCTTTATTATGCTTTAGTGTCAGCCTCAGTTTGTTTCGGCTGATCCGCTTTTGGCGTTTGAGATGAGTTCCCCAAAGAGGTTCTCAAGTTCGCCCCTGTCAATATCGATATCGGACTGCCCTGAGATCGCATCTTTTCCGGGCTGTCCACCAAGGTAACTTTTGTAACCGCCACCGTCTTTATCCTTTGTCCAATCATTTCTGAGCTTAGTCAGTTCGGTTTCCATAATATCGACTTCTGCATTTATTTCAAGTTTATCTGTAATTTCACTAAGTCTTTTGTTTGCAAAATCCAAAATATAATCTTGAGCTTGCGCTTTACTTAGAGGAGATTGCTTTATAGCAGCATCATCAATAATAATTTTTATACCGGGCTTGCCATCAACTATGATTGGCTGATACCCACGAAACAGCCCATTTGGCTCTGCTTCAACAAGTGCCTCAAACAAGCTTTTCAACTTGTCACTATCGCGCAACGATTCGCTGCCATCCTCAATAATATCAACTGCAAAATGTTTTGGATTTTTTGTAATGCTTTTTGGTGCATTAACCCAAACCTCTGTTTGGTTTAGAAGCAGCCCTAACCTAGCCGCCGCTCTTACTGCCGTATCTTTAGACGCAATTGCTTGCTGGACAGTTGATGGGTTTTGGAATAGCTCCCAACCGCCAGTGCCATGCACAACCCCGCCAAGATTTACACCTTCGCGCTTGTTAACAACCTCTATTGCTTTTGCCGTTACTTGGTCATTTATACTAATTTTAGCTGCGTCATCTAAATTTGCGTAATCATCGCCAAACTTTGTTGCCCATGGTGAGCCTTCGCCCGGATCAACTTCCATAGAGATGCGGCGCGTGTTTTTAGCAAAAGCGTCAACAACATCACCACCAACATTCGGTGTGCCATACATGCCAGACAATTGCATCCAGCCAATAGCTTGGACTTCAGCCGCTTCCCAATCAGATTTGCCCATCCAATTAATTGAATTGAGATGATCTGTTAACTGAGCGCCAAACAATGCCCGGTTTTCGTACATTGCCCCTTTGATGCCGCCGCCACCAAAATCGATGACGATGTCATCTGGCACATCATAACCAAGCCGCTTCATGTGGTTTACATATGTTTCGTCAACAAGCCCCATGTCTCGCGCTGTGTGAACATCCACAACGAATGGCGCCCCGCCAGCCGGGTCATTGTTCATAAATGAGCGAACATTCTTTCCATAACCGCTGTCAAGAAAATCAGATATTTTCTGTCCGGCACCGCCAGTAATTTCTGACTGTGTAAGGATATCAATAACAATTTTGTTTGCTGACGGCAGACCTTTGCCTTTTAGCTGATCTTTTGGCACACCAGCTTTGACTTGCTCATAAACAAACAGCACATCATTAAGAGTTTGGCTTGGGCTAGAGTTTTGCTGCCCGGCAAACCAAGCATCAGTAAGCCGCGCAATCTCTTTGGGGTCACCATTAGCTTGCTTTTGAAATTCACCAAAAACTTTTTTGTACCATTGTGATGTTTCAATGATTTCATCTGGAGACATTGTAGCTTCGATGCGCGATTGCCAATCCTCTGGCTTAATATCTCCAACGGTTATATCAGGCAAACCAGACCCAGCCGGTGCTTTGATAACTGTCCTTTGGTTTTTCGGCTCACCGGGATACGGCTTGCCTTTTTCTTTCACGGCATCAATTCGGCCTTGGTGCAATCTTAATTCGTTAGCGGCCTTGTCTGCGTTAATTGGCAACCCACCTTCAGATATTATAGGTTTTTCGCCGCTTGCAAGTTTGCCAGCGTATGAAATTGCAGCATCAATCATTGGCATTGGGTCAGCCCCGGCAGTCAGCGTCACGCCAGTGTCAGTCGCGCGCTCAGCAATCCGGGCATCAGCCGCTGTACCAGCCCGGCCTATGGCGCGCTTGGTGCCATCAATGATCTGGCCGAATGGTATGAGCCGGGCAGTCTTTATAGCGCCTTCAACCACGCCACCAATGATGCCGCCCTCAAGGGCAGTCTTGGCGCGCTTCGTTAGTTCGCCGTCAGTGTCGTATTTTTCGATCTGAGACAGAAACGCTTGCAATACAGCGTCACGCTCTTCTGGTGGTGCCATCTCTAGATGCTCAGTAATAACATTGGCAAGCGTAGGGTCATCTGGGTTGAACGCTGTGAAATCAGCTATAGCGCCCCAAATAATACCACGCGCCACCGGGTTATAAGTGGTCATGGCTTTGACCATCTTTGCAGCCGGAACAGCGGCAACGCTGAATTGTGTTATTGTCTCAGTTAGTGTGCCAAGCGCTTGGTTGTCATAAGGCTGGCTTGCCCAATCAACGATAGCGTCAGGCATTGGGATTGCATCGTTCACAAACCCTTTATAGCTGTCCATCATGCCTTTCATTGATTCAATGTCACCAAAGGCATTCTTGACCGGCTCCATGCCGACAGCCTCTAGCCCAAAATTCATGACACCCTTGGCCAGCTCAACAGGCGCGCCAGCAATAAATGCCGCTGCATCAAGCATTTCGCTAGCGCCCTTGTCGGCTCCTATAAACACGCCTTTTGACATGTCATTTCCGACAGACCCACTACTGGAACCCGCTGACATGTTACCAAGTGTAACACCCCTAGCGTCTGCGCCCAGCTCTGGAAACGGCTCTATGCCAATGTTGCGTAAACTGTTTGCCATGCTGTACTTTTCATTAACAGCATCAGCATCATTAGCTTCCTCAACAGTCATCAGGAATTGACTACTAAGGTCAGGCATTGGTGTCGTGTTACTTACCGGGTCAATTGCAATTCTAGGGATGCCGCTGTCGGTATATGTCACAGCTTGATCGGATGGCGTTGCAAACCCTTGAACATTGTTCATATCCATTAGCGGCTCCCTACCATGTCAAGTAAATACAAAAGCTCATCTACCCTTGGAGCTAACTGCCCGGCACTATTTGGGTTTTCAATTATGTGTTGTCTGATAGCTGGTACGACTTGGCTGTAATCATACTGACCTGTTTGCAATACTGGTATCCTTGGCAAAAGACCTTGGAAATTTTTTAAAGCATCTACCTCAGCTTTTAGCTCAACCTTTAATACAACATCCAAGTTTTTCCATTCTTCATCAATAACGCGAGTAAGCTCTTTCTGTATGGCCTCTGGACTAGCATCTTGATTGGCTCTTTTAAATTTGAGCCACGCGCGCTTTGCTCTTCTGAATGATAGTTTTGCTGCGTTTTCATATGGCTCAATATCTGTGCCACGCTCTTCAGCATAGTTAAACTCACTTTCAATAACCTTAACGGCTTCAGTCCATTGTGTGTTTCGGATTGTACCAACATCATTCATAAATGATCTGTATGTTACTTGCGTTAGCATATTTGACACGCTGGTTAGCTGGTCTAGTGACAGTTTACCAATGCCAACTAATGCTTCAATATCTTGAACTGTTTGTTCATCATCACCAAGACCGCCTTCACTTTCAGGCTGACGAAACAACCCGACACCCCCGACTGCTAAAAAATCTTTCATCAGTTTTTGCATGGAAGGCGTGATAAAATCTTGGCTTTCTAACTTTTTTCTGATTTCTTCTCGCCTTGCATTATTGGTGCTTGGCTCAAAAAACTCGTTTTGCAGCTTGGTGTTTGTTGTTTTTAGTTTTTTTGCTTCATCATCTTCTAGCTTTTTATTGGTGTCGTACTGATCAAAAGCTTGCTTCCTGAGATCTGCTATGACCTTTTGGCGCTCACTAGCGTCTGGGATTGCTTCTTTCAGCATATGCAATGCATAGGCAGCATTGGGGTGGCTTTTGCTCAGTTTCTCTAGATCCTCTGCATCACCGCTGATTAACGCTTGATAAGCTTCGACAGGGTTTGTTTGCTCGTTAAAAAGCAATGTCACAGCGTTTTTGGCTATGTCTTTATTTGCCTTCAGCATTTCTGAAATTAAAGTTTCCTCGCGCATTCTGCCACTTGCAACCAGCGCCATCCCTTCATTTGCAATTTTTGTTGTGTATTCTTTATAAGCGCGCAATGCCTCTTTGGAATCGGGCATCAGCTCCTCATTATTAATATTGCCAAAGCCTAATTTGTATTCTGTCAGCTTTACTTGCCAGCTTGACACAAGGCTTTTGTCAACGCGCTCATCGATCTTCACGCGCAGATTAGAACCATATTTGGTTGCTAAAGATCGAAATTTGCCATTGAACAGTTTGCGCGCATAAGGATTAAGGGAGCTTTGTGCATCTGCTTGGATCTCATTGACAGCGCCTTGCCATGAATATTCGTTTTCCAAGTCAGCGCCAAACACAGCCCCAAGGTCAGGAGATCGCACCATTTTGGATGACGCTTGCTGCATAGCCATTTCAGCGCCTAGCAATGCATTGTCAGCCGATAGAGTGCCTTCAGCTTTAATCCGGCCATCAGCGTAATCTGAAATCATTTGGGCTGTTTTTGCCGCCGCTTCACCCTCAGCAAGTGCCGCTTGAATAAATGGACGGCTATCCATTTGCGCGCGGTCATAGCTCACCATGCCAGTGCTTAGTGTTTGCGTTGCTTGTGATTCGTAAACAGGTACTCTAGGCATTAAGCGGCTCCGCTAAATTAGAAAGAGTTGGCAAAATCGTTCCAGTAATCACCTGAGAACATGTCATAATCGTCAGCTTTGGTGAGGCTAGTACCAAGGCCAGACAACAGCGCTGCCGTACCGGCTGACTGATAGGCTGATGCTTGAGCTTGGCCACCCATGCGGCTTACCTTGGCGCGCATGCCAGTCTCGACTTTTTTGTCTTCTTGCTCAAAAATTGCTATTTCAGTGTTGTAGGCATCAATAGCCAGCTCGTATTCAAACTCAGCGGCTGATCTGCGCGCAACATCAACTGGCGCGCCCCGGCTCAATTCTATCCCACCACCACCATATATTGCGGTGCCTTTGCCTTGGAATGCGCCAAATGCTTTTGTCTTGCGCTCGTTAGAGATTTCCAACGCGCGTTTTAGGATTACAATTTGACGATCTGCAATCTCAGTGCCGCGCTCAATAATCTTGGCGTTCTCTTCACCAATAGCAGCCGCAAACGCAGATGCCTTGTCGTTAGCTCGATCTTGCTTGATGCCTTGGTAA